TTGGCGCCCAATAGACACTTCTGACTGATGGGGGATGGCCTTTCCTTTGAGATACGCATCTGGGTCAAACGCAGTTGATGTAGAGGTTTTCCCTTTGAGATACGCACCCGGGTCAAACGCAGTTGATGTAGAGGTTTTCCCTTTGAGGTACGCGTCTGGGTCGAAGTCAGCCATCATTTTACTTTCAAACGGGCTTTAATTTCAGCAGCGCGAGGATCATTCGGATTAGCATTCGCCCAATCTAACGCCTGTTTATCCTGCGGTGACATGGCAGCAGGAGCGGCGACACTGGAATTTTCTTTGGTTTTAGCCGTTAAAAATCGATCTTTAAAGTCGGTCTTTCCACTAGCAGATCGGTATTGCTGCTCTAAACCTTCCAGCTGATCCATGCCGAGTTTCTTAAATCTAGCAATAGCAGCAGATAGCTGTTGCGGGCTGTTTGCTCGGTCGATAGACCCGGCGATTTCTTTGCGGTCATATACAGCGCCCGCGCTACCTTGGATGGCTTTAACTAATTCATCACCCACGATCTTTTTAACAGCATCAAAGCTAGTTGGGGCAGGAGCGCCTAGTTGTTTTTGGATCTCATTGCCGATCATATTGAATGCGCGGATATTGCCGTTTTGCAACGCCTGTGCTGCTTGTTCTAATGTGTCTAGATGGCCGATGAGAACATTATGAGCGCGCACACTACGGCCCTCTTTAGCGATAAATGACCGTTCACCTACGATATTAGTTTTCGCATCTCTAACACTACTTGCTGCTTCTTCTGCGGTTTGGCCTTTTTCACTCATACCAATACCGGCGGCGCGGTCAATGATTCGTTGCCGCACTTTGGTCGCACCGATCCCCAACGGAGGAAGAGTGCCTGTTTGTAGATAAACCTGCGCCATTAAATCTACACTGTCTTGTGAAAAATCGCCGGTTTCCGCCTCTTTAGCCAGGCGCTTTACTCGATCTTCATGCGCCAGCACTGCATCGGGAGTCGGCGTCATGGCAGCGGCTGAGCCGGGGACTACAGAAGCAGCTCCAGGGCCATATTTTGGTATTGATTGTACTTGAGTAGTGGCGCCTAAATTCTGAGTGACGAAATGGTTTTCTAGGGCTTTTTCAGTGCCTACTTTCGATTCACGTAGCAACTGCTCAAACCCCCCCGGCGAGCGAATCAGTGTTTCTATTCGTTGTTTAGATTGCTCGGCGGTGACACCACGCTGTTTGAAGTATTCTGCCAAAATCGGGTCAGAATGATTAGATTGATGCCAAGCAATGAATTGTTCCGGGGTTGTTACACCTTCTAGCCCTTGGCGGCTTAGTTGTAACCGCTTTCCCACTAAGTCATTAAACACTTTTTCGCGTTTTAACTGCGCGGTTTCTTGCTCGGACAATGTTTTTTCAATTGCGGGTAATTTAGAGCCGATCCCGGACTGGGCGATGGATTGACGCAATTTACCGATATCGATCTTTCCTGTGGCCGGGTCGTAAGCAGCACTGTAGGCGGCATTTAAAGCATTATTAGACGTTTCATTTTGTCTGGCGGCGGATAGCTGATACTGCGATAAGGCATTTTGATTTTGTGCGGCTTGAATTTGAACGATTTTACCATATTGAGCTAACGGATCGGCTATCTCAATTGGCTTACCTGAAAGAGCGATAGAGGGGTTAATTGGCATAGCTACTCTTACCCCCCGCCTGGGCGCAACATACTTAGGTAATTTTGACTTTGGTTATACCCTAAATAAGTACCTAAACCGCTTGTGATAGCGTTTGCACTACCGATATACCCGGATGCGCGGGCGTTGGCGGCGTTTTGATACGCCTCACCTACATTGTTCGCCATCATTTGTCCTGATTGACCTATTTGTTGGGCGGTGGTTTGGCCAACACCGGCCAATGATTGTAGCGGCCCGAGGCGCGCTTGACGTTCAGTCTGGTAGCGATTAAATGCATTCGTATATTCTTGTGACCCCATTTCTTGGCCGTATCGTTGCGCAGCCTTGAGCGCAGACCCGGAAATCAAGCCCCCGCGAGCGGCAGCCTGACGATCTAGTGCCTTTTGCCCTTCGCTCAGGCGGAACGAGTAACCGGGGTCGGCTTGAAATTCTTTCATCGTGAATGGCGTGTAATCGGCAGCGGATGACAACTTCGCTAGAGCGTTTTGACCAGCGTCTAACCATGGTCTCTGCAGTTCAACAGATTCTTTCCATTGTTGGTACTGTAGATCCGCCGCACGATTAGCTGCGTCTGCCTGAGTAGACGCAGCCCGGCTAGAGGCATTTGCGCCGATCATAGAGCTACCGACGACTGCAGCGGCCACCCAAAAAGTCATAGTGACACCTCTAATTGTTGATGTTTGGCTACGTTTCCCGGATTGTACATCGATTCGGGGTCTGTGTCAACCAATTCGGCTTCAGCACTTTCAACCGTTACGGCATCAGTCAAGTGAAACGTCATACATACGGTATCCGTGAGAGCGTACACTGCGCGCTTAGTTCCAGGCTTACTAAGAAATAAATATGGCCCAGTGACTTCTTGTGCAGCGCCATCGCCGCTCGTTATTTTGACCGTACCAGACACGATGAGATAAAAATGCTCTTTTTTATGGGCCGCGCCGACTACTAAAACCCCGGCGTGCCGAAATACTTTTCTACAATACATTCCACCATGAAAGAAATGCTCAGTTTCAGGTTGATATTGGGGTAATTCGGATAGTTTTCGTTGAAGATTTCTAACCCGTTCATGCGGGGTAATGACTTGAAACCCTTTACCGTAGAATACTTGCATCATGTCACTTCACGTCCACTAGCGCGGATATTTATTGATGTGGCCGTACCCGCAATCGTAGAGATAAATCCTGACGCGGCCAACACTTGGCCCACGATCTCGGGGAATGTATAAGTTTCTGCTGGCTGTAACGTCTTGGTTTTGGTGATCAGATTCTGGTTGCCAGCAGTGTCAGCAGCTGTAACTAAATTCACACTTATCGTGGCCGCAGTAGATGAATAGTTCGTAGCAGTGAATTTATCAATAATTGTGGTCACGCCCGTAGCGGTGTATTGAGTAGTCTGGGCTGATTCGGCGATTTTAGCCGGGATGAGCACTTTAACAGTAACTGTCATTCCATTCTCCTAAAATAAATTTATGGTGTTATCTTTATTTGGGTTTTCACGCCGCTTTGCAGAAGTACGATCTGCAATTGTTGTTCTATGCGCTTTAACAGCCCCAGCAGTTGGTCTTGAGTGAAAGAATTTTTTTCGACTGCGTTTAACTTCGCTCGCAATTCAGCAATTTCTTTTTCATTTCTGGCCGTCGCATCTGTTAATTTTGAAACAGACGAATACACACTCCAAGCGGCAGATGAAACGCCGATGGTCACCGCTACTAGCAATGGGGGAATAGTTCGCATGATTAACTCGTTCACAGCCGTCCATACTGGGTGGTTTTTTCTTTCAGTCTCTATTTGTTCTTGCGTCATTTTGTTTTCCCTTATTAGGCCGTTTCCCAAAACCAATCTACGATTCCAGCGAGACTATTCGGAGTATGTCGCCAAGCGTCTGGCATACCAAGAGCAGCAGCGATAGCTTCACTACAAAAAAATGAATCCTCATCGTGTCGGACAAAGCCATCAATGAAGTGAATATTCCCAAGCAAATCGTAAGGTCGACCAAGGTGCGTTTGGAACCAATTCTTAGCGACGGACTCAAGTTTTAACGGCAGTGGCCTGAAATCCCATTTATCTTCATCGAAAATAATTTGTTTAAAGCGTACCCCCCTGTCCATATAGGAGCTACTCGCGCTCATGCCGTCGCTGAAAGTTAATTCAACATGGGAATATGGCCCACTATCTAACCACCGTACTACCCGATTATATACCCCAGGAAAACCTGAATGCGTGCCTTTGTAGAAATGAACACCGAAACAACTAAGCGATCCATCGTACTTCTGAAACATAGCGGGCTACTCCTTTACTTTATAACTAAAACTTAAGATGCGGAAGCACCGGGGATATTGTCGACAGTCCAAATCTCTACACCGGCAGCTGTCGTTAATTTAAATTTGTAGGTGCCTACGCCTAACCACACATCGGCTTCACCCCGGGTATTTAAAATGATTGGGTTAGTGTTGGCCGTACCGCCCGTGGAGCTAACATAAGTAGCAAGAGGCGAAGTAGTTCCAGCAGCGTAAGTATACAATTTACCGCCGGCCAAAGGGTCGCCATTGTCATCAAAAAACTGTTGTTTCGCTGAAAGAGTAAGAGCAGTGGCCATCGGTCATCCTTCATGTTACATTTACGTACTAATATTGTCGCTGACTGTCAAAATCACCGACGGGATTCCAGGTACTGGGGCCGCCGCCCCGCTGGACACGATTCGAATAGCGTTGTCATCTACGCTCCACATCAGTTCAAAGTAATCACCACTATTGAGATGAGCAAGAAAATTCCATGCTGCTACGGCCTCAGCGTTATTACCTTGAATGCGGATTTGAGTAGCGGAGTAAGTCACATCCGCCCCATTGATCCGTAGCCAGATGTAAATTAATCCCACGGGGGACGTTGTTTTATCAAGTTGAGCCGAAAATTGAATGTTGTACGTGCCCCCAGTGTCTACATAGACCCGAGAAGTAGGAGAGCCTATCGTGACGCCGAGTGACAAATCAGTCGTGTTGAACGTCATCGCATAAGCTGTGTTAATGGCAGCGGCGGTTTGCGTAGTCGTGTCGTAAAAAGAGCCGTACGCAGTTCGCGTATGGAATGGCTGGGTCAACGGCACGACTTCTAAAGCTTCTACCCGTTTCGCCATTTCCGAGATGTAATCCGTAGATAGTGACGTACCCCCCATTAATTGAGCTTGAGCAACTGCACTATTTGTAACATCTATGGTGTCGTATGACTGTGGATTAACCTGTAGATCAGCTAAAGAAGTCACATTTGATCCACTACCTAACAACGTGAACATATTAATGAAAAACCGATACCACTCACGCGACATTAGCCCCGTTCGTTCATCGATAAACGAAACTCGACTGCTTGGAATTTGAGTAAGATCCATCGAGTTAAGCGTTTGTACCACTGATAATCAACTCGGCACCCATGATGGCGATTTTTACGTTATCGGTGCCCGATATCTCATACACTCGATCACGCAATTTTTGCGTCATGCCTAAACGGCGCCAAAACACTCGTTTAAAATACTCACCTGTGGCACCCATGGGTGCCTGGTGCTCATTACTCCAGGTATGGCCTCCATCGTCACTCCACCGCAACATGATGTACGCTTGATCAGTAAAGCTACTTGGGTTAATTTCTTGCACCAGATATTCACCCGATTCAGTGATGATGGGTCCCACGACTTTGCTCGATAACTCGAAATTCAGATCGACCGAATCGGATTCTTGTACTAAGTAATCACCTAACTCAGTTATGATGAACTCTAAGTCTTCAGTTAGCAATGCTGTGTTCAAATCGGGGCCATAAACCTCGGCCAATATCTCTGTGTTTAAATTCGGGTCATAAAACGCGCCCGTTTCACAGTCCAATTGCAAACTATGATGTGCGGTTCGTTTTAGATTATTTTGACCTGAAGGTAATGCCCGCCAAGACCGTAACCATTTTTGCGGTGTCGTGTTGTCGATGTAAACATTCAAATCGAAGGCGTAGATGTTTCCGTTTTTGTAATCACCTACAATGGTTATGCCCCCAAAATTACATTGGCAGTTCGACCGGTGGCGAGTAAACGTACCATCTTCAAATGCAGCTCGTTCATGCCACGCTTGAGTCGATACATCATAAACCCAAGTAGCGTCAGCGCTAGGAAATATTAAAACGTAGAACGCGTGACCTTCTTGTTGATAAGTATAGGCTAAAGCGTCGCTAATGTCACCATATTGAGCGATTGCGTACTCGATAGCATGAGTAGATACCCGCTGCCCTGTGTACCCATTGGCTCGGTAAACAATACCTTGGCCACGGGCATCGGCGCCTAACCAAAACAAGCCATTATCAAGTTTAGCTACCGAATACGGCGCCACACACCCGATTTCATTGAACGCACCTTGGATCCGTGTAAGTGGAAAATCAGCCAGCCCTGCGTCATACCAAACTTCTACCGAATCGGAGCCAAATAACCAAACTTCACGGTGGTCTACAATTAGAGCCACTAAGTTGTCTGGAGAACCTTCGGCGCTCGCAAAGTCTAATGCGTCTACTTGAGTGCCATCAAGTAGTTGTGTGATCCAAATGCGTTGGCTATCAGGTTCATTAAATACAAAATAGCCATCTAAATAACCGACAGTCACAGCGCCGGGATAATCCGGATCAGTGACTTGGGTAAATGCTTTTGTAGTTTCGTTATAAATAAACCCGTCTGGATTGCAGGCGATAAACAGTTGAGTACCATTATCCGCGATACTTACCGGCCCAGTACCAGTTACGTTACCAAGCTTAATGGGCACGGCATCCACGGCAGTCATCTTATAAAACTCTGTGCCCGACACAACGTAGAAATCTGCACCATTGGTTTGATGCGCCCACAATCCACGAATAGGACCGGTGCCCACAGTTCGGAGCAAACGTAAACCAGGGGCGCGGTTTAAAAACCCATTCTCTTTTCCACCCTCTGGAATGATTTCAGGGAACAGATTCACCATCCGATTATCAGCGGCGTTGACGCTACGAGCAACATAAGACGAACCGAGAATCGGAGTTTTCATCAGTAATTGCCAGCATATACATTGAATCGTTGGCGGGTCGCTACAAGCGAATACGGCAACGACATCACATCATCCGGGCTATTGACGCGTTTAATGTTTCGTTTAGATGTCATCGCGATGCGTTTAACTTCGGGCGGCGGATCAACACCAAATTCCGGAGCAATCTCCACCGCTAAATTATACGTGAACGCACGCAAATATCCAGGGGGGAACGTCAAATCTGTGGCTAAAGTAGCAGGTTGCGCCAGTTCTTCGACTGAAATAAAATGCCATTCCAACTCCCGAGTCGGTTTCGGGTAAATAGTCATCGAAATATTCGGATGCTCCATATTTATCCACATAACCTGTGGATAAGTTGAAGTCACTGTCTTTACTGCGATCCCATCATACTGTTGTTGGTTGATAAATTTAATACCGAAACTAACATTCGTACCCGGGTCTCGGTAATACGTAGAATCATCCAATAACACTGGGCGCACGCCGACAAATTCGCCTGTGGGACCAAGATGGCGCGTTGTTTTACCAGTAGGCCATGTATACACCTGATCAATAGTGTTATATATGGCTAATCGCTCAATACTCCACGAATCGACCATTTGGTTAAAAGCAACCAGAGCATCTTGTGAAGTGGCTGCGGAAGGAGTTTCACCCTCACCCAATACGCCCAACAAACGAAGCGCGCGGTTGATTTGATCGCCAGCGGTAGACATAGGCTAACCCTCGTTTTTAGTCGGCACCTTATCAGTGGATTTAAGAGTGGTTAACTGATTCACTTGAGCTTTGTTGCTCGGTACGATCGCCTCAGTGGGAACATATCGCACCCACCCGTGTTGCTCGTCATACTTGGCTTCCATTTCTAGATTCGCGACTTTAGCGCCATGGACTGGGTGCTTGAGATAGATAACAGGCATGATTAAAAAGCCCCCGTAGGGGCTTCGTGTTGTTGATAAATTAAGCTACTTTGTACACTGCCCAAGCACCATCGCCAGTTTTGCGAAACCGGAATAGCGCACTGGAAGTGATCGCCACAGCGACAAAAGCATTGCCGCCGTCAGTGATGCCGGTAGCAGTTGCTAAAGTCACCGTACCGGACGAAGTACCCGTGTTCACCAGGTTCAATTCGAACGCACTACCAACAGAGGCATTAGGAACAGCATTATCAATCGAAGCACCGGTAGGCAACGTATAAGTCGCAGCAGATGTGGACGGGTTAGCTACTAGCCAGTTGCCGGTAACTTGGGCCGCAGTTAGAGTCGCAGTAGAGGTCGCAGTTTGAGGAGCGGCCAAACGGCCCAAAAGTGTTTCAGCAGGATTTCCAGAACCAATTTGCTGGCCGCCTGCACCATTAGAAATAGCCATAATGTTTTCCTTTAAAAACGTTACAAAGAAAAGCTTTATTTCGATTTAGCCCCACAAACGGCATCCCATCTGTGGCCGGATCGTACTGTAGCCATAGAGAACGTCAATACGACACGGCATACGGTCGTTGTTGATGTCATACTGCCGCACGATCCGCAGACTAATGCCATTATGTACAGCGCGGCTTGCCATATCTACACCCTGCGGCAAAAGCAAATCAGCGGTAGCGAACGTGATAGCATCTTTGTGATAGACTAAATTTTGGGCATACTGGGTAGACGCAGAACCCAAAAACACCACAGTCTTGCTATTGCCCGGCAACGAATCAACAGTAGCCAAAGCGTGGGCAGATGAGTAAATCGGCGCCACGGTCACAGTAATAGCAGTACTGACAGCAGTTGCATCCGCCAAAACCACGAATTGGAACAGCGAACCAGTAGATTCACGGGTCTGCGGATTCACAGAGTAACAATCAGCTACTGTAAATACATCACCAGCTTTCACAGTGACGCCAGACCCGACAGTTAACGCAATACTAGTCGCGCCTTCAGAAGTCACAGCAGCAGAAGTCGTGTTCCCCGTAGCGCCGCGAGTGCCAGTAGTGAATTGTTTGATCGATTGAGACATGTTGATCTCATCGAAACCCAAAACACCAGTACCCATCATGCCATTTTTGAACTGGCGAGAAATGGTATCAGTAGGGTTGAATAAGCCCTTCATACCTTCAACCAAACCAGCATTGGCAGCAGGGTTCACAGTGGCGTAACGCGGAGACATCACGGCAGCATTTTCGTTCAGCTTCTGCTGGGCTTGCAACAAAACCAACGAAGTGGCGGGAGTGGTGCCGGGGGTGCCTACAGAATTACCGATCGTTTTATACGCGTTAGCAACGTCAGCATCGATAGAAGAAGCCAACTGACTGATACGAGGTTTAAGTACGCGTTCAGCAAAATCATCTAACTGCATCGTCAATTCAGCAGAAGTAAAATTTATGCCGATGTGCTTCTGAGAATCGACCGACAACGTAGTGTACTGTTCGTTATCATCTTGAGTTTCCAAAGCAGCACCATCAGTAACCAAAGCGCGGTCCGGGAGGCGAATACGCAAAGTAGAACCGATTTTAGCGCCTTCAACAGCGAAGCTGTCGTCATATTGACGATTTACGTTGCGAGTAATCACAAGATTATTCTCTAGAATTTCTAGAGCTTTTCGAGTGATCATATCAATGGTAAGAAGCGAATTAGACATGAAATAAATTCCTTTACATTAACGAGTTGGCTGTGCTTGCCACTTCCGAATCTGGCGTTGGCGTTCGGCTTCAATCCATTGTGATGTACTCATAGACACGACAGAACGAGGATCTGTCGTGTCATAAGACGGAGTGTTAGCCGACCGAGCCGTCACCGGGTTCACAGGTGCAGGTGCAGACGTTGACTTTTTCACTGGAGGAGTCGCCGCCAATTTGGCTTCGATTCGACCGATTTCTTTTGCTTGCAAAAAATCAGGTAAACGGGAAATGCGATCGGCTTCTTTGACATTTACACCCAAGTGATAAGCTATATCAGGGCCAACATCAGAAGCACGAATTACCTCAGCCATTACGGGAGTGATCGGCACCCTGTTATTGTACGCGACTTGTTCGAAGTCAGCGTACTTACCTCGGGCTACCTCTTCTTTTTCATAATAAGCTTCAGCAATTCGGGCAGCTTCTTCCTGTTCACGTTCATGTTTCACAAGCTCTTTAGCTTTTTGCATTACCGTGGCAGCGTCGTATTGGACTTCAGAGTCTAATTCGATCGGAGGGGTTTTGGCTGCTTGTTCGCGTTCCCATTTGCGTCGCTCTCGTGCAAGTCGCTTTCCGATTGCTTCATCTAATTCTTCCTGTGTGAATGATTTCACCGCAGGAACGTCAGAATCGCCACTATCGGTAACTTCCGGTGCATTTTCAACAGGCACAGAAACAGCCGTCGTTTCTGGTACTGGCGCGGAATCAACCCCCGCTAGGGCTTCGATTTCTTCGGACATTTAATTTGAACCTTTCGATTCCCTGGTCAATCGGGCCAGTACGAAATATATGATCTTAACACATCACAGACATGTTGTCAATGGTTAGAAAACCACACCAATGCGTGTTACACATTATTGGTTTTCTAAATTTACATGCTCCACACTAGCTTTCGTAATTTCTAACGTCGCGCCCGATCCAGTGACCCACCCTGCAAACGAAATAATATGAGCATTTGCGCTTGTGATGCCGGGCACTGAAAATTGAGCAGTAGTAGCAGAACTATTGAAAGCTGAAGAAGAAATCGCTAAATTCGTAGGGGAGTAGGGGTAGCTCGTAGCACCGCTTAAAAACACG